GGGCTGGTGCAGGTGCTGCTGAAGACCCAAATGCTAATATGTATGCCACTAATGGCAAATACGACATTTTCCCAATGTTGTGTATTGGTTCAGAAAGCTTTACTACTATCGGTTTCCAAACTGGCGGTAAAGGTTCTAAGTTTGTAATTCAAACTAAAAAACCTGAAGCTCATCGTGATGACCCTTATGGCGAGATTGGTTTTACTTCTATCAAATGGTATTATGGCATTATGTTCTTACGCCCAGAACGTATTGGTTTGATTAAAACTGTAGCTCCCTATTAATTGATTATGTAGTTTAGACTGGAGTAGGAATACTCCAGTCATTTTGACAAGGAAATAAATTATGAATACTAACGATGTAACAGAATTAAATGATTTGAACCAAGATAATGATGATGATGTTCAAGTTGAAACTCCTGAAGAGAATAATCGCCGTGCTTTAGTAGAACGTGCAGAGATTTTAGGTCTTAAATTTCCTAAAAATATCACTACTCCTAAATTAGCTGAATTGGTAGCAGAAGCTCTTTCTAATCCTGAACCAGAACAAAAAGAATTGAATGTAGCAGCTCAACAATATCAAGATATGTTGGCTCTGGTTCGTGTTCGTATTACTGTGCTTAATCCTGCTAAACAAAGTTGGGATGGAGAAATCTTCTCTGTGGGCAATGACCGTATTCCTGTGCAGAAACGTTACATTCCATTTAATGCTGTTGATGGTGTTTGGCATATTGAACGTATTTTTGTGGAGATGCTTAAATCTCGTAAATATCAATTTATGACTGAACACGCTACTGGTTCAAATCCCAAAGCCTATGGCGTAGATACTTCTAAGATTAAATTACTTCCTGAGTTCTCTATTGAAGAATTGCCACCATTGACCAAAGAAGAATTGGAAGAGTTGGGTAAACAACAAGCTATGCAGGGTTCAATTCAAAACAGTTAAATATTACCCAAATAATCCAAGTAGGTTACAATCCTGCTTGGATTTTTTTTATTGGAGAGAATTATGGGTGGTATTGATTACAGCCGAATAAAAGAACTAGGGTATGATTATGTTGGAAGACCAATACAAGACGCTGCTGCTAGTATTGCTGTAGGGGGAGCAAATGCAGCAGATGCTGTTCTAGTAGGCTTACCTGATTATATTGGACAAGTAACGGGAATTAACCCTACAGGAGAGGGTTGGAGAACAACTCTTCGTAATGATGATGGAATGATTGGTTTAGATTTAAAACGTGGCAGTGAATTATTACGAGATAAAGCCTATTCTAATAAAACTAAACAAACCAGACAAAACTTATCTAATGGTACTAGTTCAACTATTAATTACATTTTAGCTGACCCAATAGGAGCTGCTACTTATATTGGAGAAGAAGTACCTAGTATTTATTTAGGAGGAGCTGTTGGTAAATTAGGTAAAGTTAAATCAGGAGTAAACTTAGCTAAAACTCGTCAAGCTCCCCGAATATTAGGAGAGATGCTTGTATCTGCTGGACAAAGTAAATCTCAAAATGCAGGTAATGGTGCAGTATTAGGTCAAGGTATTGATGCTACTAATGAAGCTAATGCAACAGGATTAGCTATGTTACTTGCAAACAGGTTTCTTCCAAGTAAAGTATCTCAGAGAGCTGTACCAGTATTATTATATGGTGCTGGTGTAGCAGGACAAAATTTTATTAATTACGTTACACCAAAATAAGGAATTACTATGTCTATAATGATTAATCGTAAAGTAGCTCGTGCTTATGATATTTCATCTTATGGTACTGAACATCCAGATTATGTTGCCATAATGGTTGATAAAACAGAACAACCTACATACAAAGATTTATTCAAACATTCAGATAAATTAGACCCAGATTTTAATGATGCTCTTGGTTCAAAACCATGTACCACATTAAATATGTGTGTACCTGCTATTCATGTACCTGATGTTACTAAAGCACTTGCAAATGATTTAATTGATAAGAATACAGGTAAACCCTCCGATTTAGATTACAAAGTAGCAGAGGAAGTTCGTAATCTTGCTGATACTATTCTTACTGAACCTGATACCATTCTGCTCCGAAAGCATGATTTAAAACAAGGAGACATTGTATTTCCACCTGATGAAGCTCTTGCTCAGTTGGGTTATACATTACATAAATCTCCAAATATTAAGGCATCTCAAGAATTAGTAACTAATGCTAATACAGCTTGCAGACCTGATACTAAATTTGAAATTCCTAAAGCATCTGGTATTGATTGGCAAGATAAAAATTACAAAGACCTGTTAGATAAACTTAAAGATTTAATGGGTAAAGATATTGAACCAGAGAAATTACAATTATCTGTGTCCAATGAAGATTTAACAGAACGTATTATTAACGGACATGGAACTTTTGATTGGATTGCTTCCAGTATCTTTAATCAACTGGTTCATGCTAAAAATCAGGGATTACTTACTGATGGAGATATAGCAGAAGTTTATTCTCAAACTCTTGCTCAAGGTATGCAAGTAGCTGCTCAATTTGTACTGGAACGAGATAAAACTTGGATTGCTAACCTTACTGCTCTGGCTCAAGCTAAACAAGCTAATGTACAAGCTCTTTTAGCTGAAGCAGAAATCCTAATGTTACCTTCTAAAATGGAATTAGCTTATGCTCAAGTAGAAGTTCAACGTAAGCAAATAGAATTACTCCAATATCAAATTGAAGTACAGAAAGCTCAAATACCAAAAGAAGCAGCCCAAATTGACCAAATTCATGCTCAAACTGATTTGATTTGTGTTCAACGTAAACAAGCTCTTGAAGCTCTGGCTCAATCTGATTTAGACCGTAAATTAAAAGAACTTCAGATTAATTCTGGTTCAGTTGATTTACAAATTAAAGAACACCAAGCAAATCAAGCTCAAATTAATACTCAAACTGCTCTGGTTCAATTGAGATTGCTCAAAGGTCAAGTTAAACAGCTTGTAATAGACAGCAAACTTAAAGCCCAACAACTTCTCAAAGAGAAAGAACAACAAGCTTTAATCAAAGCTCAAACAGCTACTGCATACGCTTCTGTAACAGCTACAGCAGAGGCTATTAAGGCTGCCAAAGCTCAATACTCAGATACCATTGACGGAGAGCCTGTAGGCGGTGTCCTAGGTGCACAAATGGCGGTAAACAAAATGCAGGTAGAGGCTTTTGACCGAGATGGCTTCTACAAACTTGCTAGTATTGTTAAAGACGGCTGGAACGCTAAGAAAACATCTGATATTGCAACACTCTCTCCAAATTCCTTTACAGCCTTTGGTGTTGATAGGGTTATTGCAGCGTATGCTCAGAAATTCAATATGCCTGAAAATACATTTGAATTGCCTAATAACTATACTGATTACTTATCAGATGCTGAAATGGATGGTACAGCACCTACTCCAAGCACTTCAAACTCTACTGTTAAACCATAAGGAATACTCATGGCTATCGCTGGTATATCTGCTCACAAGACAACCATATACCATTCTCAGCAAGTCAGCTTACTTAATGCAGGTTGGCTTGCTGACCCTGTTCAAACAGCAGCTATGTCTGGAGCAGTATCTAATTCTGACCCAGCTACTGCTGTTATGAATGCGGTACAAAATGGTATTGGTTCAAACTTTAGACAATATTATCCTTATGCTACTAGAAGATTTAAGAAGCGTAATTGTAATTACTCACTCTCTTATATTCAGAATACTGGTTCAGTAGAATTTGGTCTTAATCGTAAAAGATTAATATCATTACTTCCCGAACTAGATGGTAAAGAATTTCGTATTGTTCAGGATACAGATACTTTTAGTTTATCTGGAGCTAAAACATTTCAAGATATGGATACTTTATTTGGTTGGAATGATTTTACTGAAGCTAAACCAGACGGTACTAATATTGTTATTACTGGTGCATTTGAACCAGTAACATTCCTTGAAAGTACAGAACCTTTAAAAAATTCTTGGATAGTAGGTACAGAGTTATCTCAAAATCTTCCTGTACTTATTCTTGACACAAGTATCAATGAAAATGTAATTAAGTCCAGATACTATCTTTTAGCAAAAACTGAATATACTCCTGAACCATCAGCAGGTATTGTTTACTGGCTCAGTTCTAAAGGATTTGAACCAGAGAAAATAGGTAAAAAGAAAAAGATTACTTATACAGAAACAGCTTTTAATTCCTCTGGTATTGACCCAAATAATCTTAAACCAGTAGAAACAAATAGAATTACAGACTGGGAAAATGATAATGAAACGTCAATGAATATTAATACTGATGTTTTACCAGATAATCCCAATACTGGACGGGATTTGGAGAAAATTCCTATTGGACAACCAGTAGAGAATGTCAAAATATTTTATCGTCAATATTCTCTTTCATATTTAGACAAGAATAACAATTTAATTCATGTTACTTATGAATGGGAAGAAGAAGGTAAGATTGTTTATGACAGTGAAGGTTATGTATGGGCTACTGAAAAAGAAGAAAGTCATAATGGAGTAAGAGATTACTTTAAACGTATTGATGACAATATTACTTCCAAAGTATCTTTGAAAAAGAAATTTAAATTTTATCCTTATCTTCCAATTAAAGAATACAACACTTCAGTATTGGATTTTAAAAATACATTTCCTTATCTTGCAGCATTAAAGAAATTTAATGACAAATCCAAAGATAATGATACAGAAGATAGTCCTAAAACTCAAAGACAAGGAAAGAAAAAAGACCAGAAACAATCTAAAACTAAACCTGACCGTGTATTAGCTCGTAAAGCTAAATACGAACGTAAAATGAAAGTAAAAGGTTTAGCTGGTATTACTAAAAAAGATGAGAGACATCTGGTTCAAATGGGTAAATTACTAAATACTGATTACAAAGAAGTATGTAGCTCCCTTGCAATTAATGAAGATTACGACAAGATTTACTCAGCTAACATTATTCCAGCTATTGCTCTTGGTTCAAATTTTGATGAAGTTAATGATTATTGGTTCAAATTTATGGACAATGTTCTCAAAAATATTGACCCATTACATTTTCTCAAATTTGAAACTGCTGTAAACAATTTACCAAAGAATTGTACCTTTAAAGATGTTTTATCTCTTCCTAGAATTGAATTATCTTATGGAATTGAAAATGGACAATTTGGGGGATTTCTTAGTTTTGCTTACATTAAGAAATTTAAGATTACTGGTTCAATAAGAACAGTAAAAAGAAAACATAGATTAACTGAAGTTAAATCAGGTCTTCATTGTGAATTATGGAGAATACAAGGAAATGATTTAAAACGTTACTTAACTAATCCCAGTAAAGAACTTCAACAAAATATTTACCATACTTCCTCAGTATCAGGAAGACAATATAACTGTGGTACAGGTAATCTTCATGTAGATATTTCTGCTATTGAAAAACCTTATGAGGGTAAAGTTAATAAAGCTAGTGCTATGCCAATTAAACAAGATATTAATAAAGCAGAATTAATGTTTAGTGATTTTGGTTACACATTCTTTTGTAAAGATATTGGAAATAATGAACTTGAAGTAATTGCAGTAGCAGGTTTAATTGGAGGACAAACTCGTACAGGATATACTGCTCATGACCACGGTTCTATTTGGTTAGATGGAGACACTTTAGCTGCTAGAGCAAATCATGAATTAAGTATGTTCTGGGCAAGAAACTTCCAACGATACTCAATGAAAGTGAATGCAGAAAAGATTGATGTAAAAACTACTTTTACTGCTGGTTCAAGAAAAAGAAAACTGGAAACCAATGTTCAGTCTTTTTTTATTGTACCGATGGATTGGAGGACTGTTTCTAGGCTCTCAGGCACGTCTATAATGCGTTTATCTCAGAGGGGGGTTATTACCCTTACTTGGACGAAAGTTCGCGTTAGAAGGCTTCGTGGATGGGTTAAAACGGTACTTCAGATTATTGGTGTTATCATAGCGATTGTAGGCACAATTTACGGTGGATGGGGTAGTGCAGCAGGTGCTTCAATTATGGGTATTGCTAAAGCGATTGCTTATGCTGTAATAATCCAATTAGTGATTAAATATGGTTTACAATTATTAATTAAAGTATTTGGATTAAAAGGATTTCTTGCAATTATTATTGCAGTAATTGTTGCTGTTGTTGCTATGGCTGCATCTGGATATTTAAACATTTCTAGTTTACCTTATGCTAGTCAAACAGCTACAGCTTCAGTTGCAAGTAATGTAAGTACACAAATTGCTACTCAATCAGTATCTCAGTCTATGTTAAATACAGTTACTGAATCTATAAAATCAGCAATTACTAATGCTATTAAAGAATTTACTTCAATGGGATTAAAAGAAAGTTTGAAGTTTAGTGTTGAATTAGCTAGTAAAGCTGCGGATACTGCTACAGAGTATATTGGAAAAGAAACTCAAAAGATTGCTCAACAAATGGAACAGGCTTCTAAAGAGTATGACCAACACATGAGTGAATTACAAGAACTCCAAGAATTGAACCAGCAAAGAACAGCACCTTATGATGTTAAAGAAGTAATGTACGCTCTTATGAATAAAACTAAGTTATACCAACCTGATAACTTCCTTACACTTACTCTGATGGCTGATAATACATTAGCAAGTGAAGAATTTCTCTCAGGCTTTATTGAAAGTAAACTTAGTCTTGAACCAGAATCATTTGATAGTATTGGTTCACTTGATTTCTCTCTTAAAATGAAAGGCTAATATGACTGACTTTATTAGATACGGTACAGGTAACACATTCCAATTTAATGGTCTTGGTTATCGTGATGCTAACCTTAATACTCCCTACTTTAGTGGAGTACAAGCATGGAAATCTGGTTCTCCAGCAGACCAGTTTTTATCCATGCCCAAACCACAACAATCAGTTAATCCTACTAATAGTATTAATTGGTTACAACCAACATCCAGTACTGGAATTAATCCTATTACACAACCAACAGGTATTACTGGTTCAACTACTCCAGTTACAACACCCAGTGCTTCAGTAACTCAGCCTATTACAGGTTCAGTAGCTACTTCTACTACTGGTTCAGTAACTCAACCAACGTTACCAGCAGGATTAAGTTATCGTGGAAATGAGTTTAATCCTTTTGATATGCCTACCTTAGCTAGAACACAAATTAATGGATTAGATAATTTTGATACCAGTAAATATACTACTAATCAAAAAAGTTGGTTAGGTAGAGAAACATCTACTATTGATGGTAATTCCATGTTCAATGATTTAATGGGTAATCCTGCTTTTGCTAAAGTTTATGGGGCTTATCCAACTCAAATACAAAATGGATTAAAACAAGGATTATCCTCAGGTGCTATTAGTGTTCAAATGGCTACACAAAATCCAGCTCAAGCTCTTTCTGTAGCTCAACAACTTGCGAACCAGACTGCTAATAGTAAATGGTCTATGCAAGATAAATTAGGCTTAGTTCAGTCTGGTATTGGTGCTATTACTTCTTTAGCTAATCTTTATATGGGATTTAAACAACAGAAATTAGCTCAGAAACAATTGGAAGAAAACTTACGATTACAACGTGCTAATTATCGTAATCAAGCTCGTGCAATGAATGCTCAATACCGAGACCAAATGTCAGGACGTGGTTCTACTGTTATGTCTGGTTCAAGTAAACGTGCATTAGGCGAAATGTATAACAATCGTAAAGTATCGGAGACTTACTAATGTTAAATCCAATAGATTATGATAGTGCACAAGGAATGCTTCAAGTTGAACCAGTGTTCACTAACAAACCATATTATTTAGGTAATAATAGACGATTAAGAAATAAAATTAATCAAATAGAAAAAGAAAACCAATATCAGCCTATAGAATATGGTCAAGTGCACTCAGTTCCTAATGAACTGCAAGCAGGTAAATTTATTAGACCTGATAATTCTCCAATATCCTATCAAGATTTGAACCAGCAGAATATCTATTCTTCAGGATTAACTGCTGAACTGAGTGATGATGCTTTACAAATTTCTGAGGGATATAAGAACCGTGCAACTGGAAAAGTACCGATTATTCCTACAGTAGGTACTATTGATTATGGTTCAACTCCACAAACTAAACACGCTTATTCAGGAACTATTAATACCGAAACAACAGTTAAGACTGGAAATGGTGGAAGATTTTATTTAGGAGATAGTATTGCTCATGGATATAAATCATCTGATAAAGGTAGTGGTATTACTAAAGTAGGAGCTACTCCAGCTCAAATCTTAGATAATATCAAAAAGAACCCAAATCAATTTAAAGGACAAACTGTTTATTTATCTTCTGGTTTATCAAATAATCCTAATGATATTGCTAGTGTAGATGAACAATTACAAGCATTATCATCTATAGGAGCTAATGTCAAATTAATTGGTGTATCAAATTCATTTAAAGGTTCTACTAAAATGGGTACTCAAATGAATGGTCAATTACAAGGATTAGCTCAAAAATATAATGTTGAGTTTTTAGGTGGATTTACTCCAGCAGATAAAGCTAAAGTACATCCTAAATATGATTTGAGAAATATTGGATTGGGGAAATAAATGATTGATTATTTACAAGGATTAAAAGATATTCTTGGATTAAATCAAGAACAAATCCAAGAACAACAATATCAACCATCTTATACAGAACAATTAACTCAACAATCACAACAACCCGAACAGACTGTAACTAATTCATTATTGAATTATTTGGGTTACTCAACTCCGAACCAGCAAACTCAGGGAGTACCTTATGCTCAGAATAGCTCTCAGAATGGCTCAGGATTTGATTTAAGCTCTCTCCTAGCCCGTAGTACCAGTCAAACTCCAATAGTCCCTCAGAGTGCAAATTTGGGGCAGCAATCGCCATTGGTGGATTATTCTTCTGGTTCAGGAAATCAAAAACCTCAGACTGCTATCACAGACCGAAAAGATGTTCAGAATATGATTGTTCAGTCAGCTCAAAAATATGGTATTGACCCAAGTATTGCTCTTGCAATGGGACATATTGAAAGTAGGTTTAATCCTAGTGCCAAAGCCTCTGGTTCATCTGCTAAAGGTGTATATCAATTTGTTGATGGAACTGCAAAACAATATGGTATTTATGGCAAACAATTTGATGCTGCTGCTAATATTGATGCTGGTATGAGATTATTCCGAGATAACCGAACAGCATTCATAAAACAGTTTGGTAGAGAACCTACTGCTGGAGAAATTTATTTATACCATCAACAGGGTTCTGGTGGTGGAGCAGCATTATTAAGAAATCCAAATAAATTAGCTGTAGATGTGATTGGTAGAGATAAAGTAATTAAAAATGGAGGTAAACCCAATATGACAGCAGCTCAATTTGCAAATATGTGGATTTCTAAAGGTAATTCTTTACAACAAACTTATCGTAAACAGTTAGGATAATATTATGGCAACTAATGGAATTATGTGGAGAGATGAACAACCATTAACAGATAGTGCTGCTCGTTTAGCAATATCAGCTATGGGTAATGTAGCTAATGGTTTTCAAGCTCTTGGGGCTAATATTAATACAGGTCTTGACAGAGAAATTGCAAGACGTGATTTAATTGATGCTAAAAATAAAGCAGCAAATACTCAATTCTTAATTAATACCCTGAACCAAGCTGATAACTTAGATGATAAACGTGCTTTAATACAATCTGGTTTTGGCAATATTGCTAATTTAAGAGGTCAATTAGGGGAATTTGATGAAAGAGCTATTAATTCTGAATTAGCTCGGTTAGACCAAGGTATTAATAATAGATTTCTATCCCAAGATAGTTTGAACTTATCTACTCCTGAGGGAAGACAAGCATTATTAGACTTGAATACAGCCATTGCAGAGAATAATCCTAAAGCTATTCGTAGTGCAATACAGAATGAAAATCTACCATTATCATTGTTAGGTTCTGCTGCTAATGCTGCTAGTCAAACTGCTAGATTTAATACAGCAGAAGACCATTATAATCAAGAACAAGCTTATAAGTTAAAACAATACGAAGATAATCAACAAAGTATTCGTATTAAAGAACAATCAAAACTTAATGATGATTTAGCAAAAATTATTGCTAATCATGGTACAGCAGAAGCTGCTATGGTTACTCGTTCTTTAGCTGTAATGCAAAAATATAATTACAACTCATTTAATGAAATTCAAGCAGGATTAAATTCAAGTAATCAAGCTGAACGTGATAGAGCTACAAATGCTTTTAATGAAATGGGTAAAGAATGGGAAACTGTTGGTCAGAAACAACAATGGCAAAAGATTTTTAATCTTGGAGCTAAAGATTTTCGTGAAATGGGTATTCAATTACTTCAGAATAAATTTGCTTTTAATCCTGAAGCTAATAATTCCACTGGTTCAGAACCAGTAACTCAAGCAACTAATCCTAATCTTACTAGTTCAAATTATATTAATCCTACTACAGGACAACCAAGATTGATTTATACTCCTGAAGTGAGACAAGCAATTTCTCAGGCACAGCAATCTCAAGGTACTGTACCTAGTTCTACTGGTTCAGTAAGACAAGCTCTTGTAGGACAAAATACAGACCCTATAAGAGGTTTAATACAACGAACCAGTACAACAAATAGTCCTATGCAAAAACAAGCATCTGATGAGAATTTAGCTGGTATGCTTACTGCTGCTGGATTGGACAGTAAAACATTACAAAGTATTGGTATTAATCCTAATATGGTAAATAGTAAATCTGGTAGTTACACTTCAGGAGTACAAACTTATCAAAGTTTATCTCCACAACAACAAGCTAATATTCAACAAAAAGCTCATATGTTAGGTAATATTGAAAATGTTGTAATGGAGGAATTAGACCGTAGAATTAATCCTACTATAGGTGATGGTATTTCTCTTCCTATGCGTCAAATAATGAACCCTAAATTATCTGATGCTGAAAAGAATACAGCTAAACAGATGACTAAATATGCTTTAGGAAAAGATGAAGATACTGCTTTAGCTTATATCCGAAATAGCTTATTTCCAAACGAAAATAAAGGGATTGATAGTGTATTACCTGCTAGTACTGAATGGGCATTCTATGATAAAGCTGCTGCAAGTATTATTCAGGCTATTCGTAAAAATCCAGATAATCCCCATATTGCAGATATGGCTATTGGTTTGGTTAAATCTATGAAACCCAAAGATGGTGGTACTTATGCTAGATGGTTCTCTGATACTCCTGAAGCTGGTTCATTAATTGCTTCTTTAGAAACACTATCTACTATGTCAAAAACAAAATATGATGAGATTGGTGTTCAAATTAGACAAGCACAAACAGCTTCTAAATTATCTCCAATTGACCGAGCTGCTTTGATTACTAATCCTAACGTTACTCCAGAGAATATGACTGAAGCTATTATGAATATCAACCCAGATTGGAATAGAATGATACGTTATAGTCAGGCTCAAAGACAAAAACCTCAAGGACAGACTAACAGGGAGAAACAGCAAGAACAAAAACGACATCCTGTATTCCGAGGTAACCCTACCTTTGGGATTTATGGATAAATAAAAATAGAGCCATGTTACAATGGCTCTTATTTTTTACCCAACTGTTAGTAAAGGAACAAATATGGCTATCGGAGCTTTAGATTATTTGCGTAATCGTTTGATGAACCCTGATGCAGATAACTTAACTGAAACTGATGATTTAATGGCACAGAAAGCGGCATTGTCTGCTAATATCTCTACTGATGAAGCTAGACAAGCTCTTATTAATGATGCTGTTAAACGTAGAACTGCTCAAATTAATTATGCTCAACAATTAACTGATAATTTGAACCAGCAAAGTAAGGATATGGGTTTACCTTATGCTCCTGAAAGTTCAGTTAATGTTCAAGCATTATCTCCTGAACAACGTTTGCAATCTTATATTAAAGGTTCAAATGCTGACCCAGAATTAGCTTTTGATTTGGAAAACCGTTCTGCTGATTATTTGGAAGCTAAATATGGTTCTACTGTTGCTAACTATGCAAGTCAATTAGCTACACAAACTGCTGCTAATTTATCTCGTGCTACTTCCATTCTTCCTGAAGAAGCTCGTACAGGAAATGTATTAACTGGATTAGCTGGTGGTGCTGTTCGCGGCACTCGTAATATTATTGGTACTGTTGGTTCACTAGGTATTATGGCGTTCAATGATGGAGAAGAAGAAGCAAATAAACTTCGTACATGGAATGAAGTACTCCAAGACCAGAATAGAGAAACTTCTGAGTGGGCTGGTTCAACTTATGGCTTTGATGAAGCTAAAAATGAAACATACCGTGGTATTTCTGAACAAGTAAAACAAGAAGTATTTCAACGTATTGCTGCTCAAACAGGGGATGCTAAATCAGCTCGTAAACAAGCTACAGATATTGCTAATCAGTTTGATAGCAACATTAAAACTATTTCTAAAGAGGGTATGATTTTAGGTTTAGGAGAACAAGCCCCTCAAATTATTCTTGCAGTAATCTCTGGTGGTATTGGTGCTGGTATTACTGAAGCTGGTGCGTTAGGTATAAGTAAAGTAGTAGCTGAACAAGCTATTACGAAATTACTACCTAAAATTGCTATGGCTGGTTCAATGATTGGTGTAGGTATTGAAGCTGGTTTACAAGATGGTATATCTGCTGCTTCTGATGCTACCATTGGTGTTTATGACTATTATAATCAAGCTAAACAAGAAGCTCTTAATGGAGATAGTTCTAAACTTACTGAATTATTTAATTCAGAAGCTATGCAGAAACTTAAAGCTGCTAATCCTACTGCTACTGAAGATGAATTAATTGAATTAGCTGCTAACCAAGCTAAACATGAAGCTGGTTGGAAATCTGGTCTTTATACTGGAGCTTCTGCTAGTATTTTCTCTCCAGTATTAGGTGGTTTTTCTAGTAAATTATCTCAAGGTCTCTCTGCTAGAAATAAATTCCTAGCTCACATGAGTGCACCTTTAGCTGAGGGTGGTACAGAATATGGGGAAGAACTTGTTAATATTAAAACTCCACGTTCAGCTATTAATCGTGCATTAGGTGTAGAAGCTGAAGATGTAGATGCTTATGCTCATAATGATGCTATGCAAGCTGCTCAAATAGGTGCATTAGCTGGTTCTGGTTCAAGTATTGGTTCTGTAGGTCATGCAGTTAAAGCTATTGGCACAGCAGCATTTAAACCTATTGCAAATAAAATTAATGAAACTCATACCAAAGTAACTCAAGAAGCTAAGAACCAAGAAAAACAAGAGTTGAACCAAGAACTAAAAGAATTGGGTGTAATTAATGAAGTTAATGTTATGGGTACTTCTGAGGGTACAAATCCAGATGGAACTACTGTGCCTGCTATTGATGGTGTATTGCCCAACAAAAACATGAGTAACAGTAATTTTGGTCAAGCTCTTAAATCAGCAGTAGAAGCTCATTCTAATATTACTGGTTCAGTAGATTATGACGAATACCTACAATCTATGGCTCAAGAACGTTTAGATACCATTAAAGCAATTCAATTAGCAACTAAACAAGGTAAATCTCAGGAAGATATTAAACCTCTTACTGAAAAATTAGCTAATCTTGAAGCTCAACGTGAGAACTTACAAAAAGCATTAGAACAGGATATTAATGATGTCTATTCAAATGCAGAAAAGGCTTTTGTTTCGGTTGAGGAAGCAAAAGCTAAAGCAAGTGAAAAGATTGCAAATGTTAAAGAAGCATTTTCACAAGGTTTAATTTCTGAAGAACAAGCTAACACTCAAATTCAAGCTGCACAGGAAGAATACAAATCTGTTCGCGAACAATTTAAAGTTGATGATGCTGCATTTCAAGGTGTAATGCAATTAGCTAATAGCAAAATTTATGCAATGCTATCTGATGATGTAACTCAAGATGAATTGAACCAACCTACTGAGAAATTATCTCTCAGTAGTTATGTTGGTTCTAAACCTACGTCTTTATCTGGTGTACTTTATTCCGCTAAGAAAATTGCTCAGTCTATTAAGACTTCTGGTTCAGAAAAAGATACTCATGGGGCTATTCATGCTTGGTTAGATGGATTATCTCAATTTGGTAAAGAATTTACTGCTGAGAACTCTAAATCTTATTTAACTGAAATTAAGAACTCCACTAATGATTTGATTTCTGCTTTACAAGAAAAAGGTTATTCTAATAAAACCCTTAATGCTTTACATAAAGCTATTAATCAAAATACTGATAATTGGTCTGGTTCACAAGCTAAAACCTTTTTAAACAAATTCTTTGTATCAGACAAAGCCAACAAAATGCCTAGCCTTATTTCCTTATTATCTGATGTTAATAATGGAACTAAAGGTAAACAAGTTAAGGCTTTGGCTCAACTTAAATATTTCCAATTATCTCAAAATCGTAAAGTACAGGCATTAAATGCTCTTAAAGATACTCCACTTAAAGATGATGGAAATACATTTACTCAACCAATTAAAGACATCATTACTGGTTATAATGAAAAAGGAAGTCCTTTATACTTAACTAATCAGTCTGGTAATCGCGCTTCATTTAATACTTTAAGTGGTCTTAATAAATACATTGGTACTCTTAAAAATGAAACCAATATGTTTAACGCCATTATTGACAATGCTGTAAGTAAAAAAACCAAATCTGAGATTACTGGTTCAGACCAAAATTCTCAGTCCCAAACCCAATCTCAAACTCAAACTGTAAATACAGCCTCTGTAAGCTCTCAGGAGGCTGGTTCAACTGTTTCTGGTACAAATCCCCAGACTGCATCTCAAACGCAATCTGAGAGTGTTTCTGCGTCTAAAAACAGTACTTCTGAAAAACAATCTGAACCAGAGAAAAAATCTACTGAGGGTCGGTCCATGAAAGAGCTGATTCAAGATTTGCGTAATATCAAAACTATGAATGATATAAATGCTTTATCTCATGAAGTAGAACAACATCAAGGTTTGAATAAAAAACAGTATGAGTACTTAACTAAGCAATTAGCCGATAAACAACACAGTATTAAACAACAAGAGAAAGCTGATACAAAATTAAACACTAAATCTAAACCAGTAGAAGAACAAACTATTGAACCAGAAAAACAAGATACTGTTAAAGAAACTGAAACTAATTCTGAACCAGAACAGGAACAGCAAGAAACAGAAGTGTTAGATGAAAATACTTCTGATATTGTTGTACCTGAACAAACTACAGAACAGAAATCAGTTACTAAAGAAATTCAATTAACTGTTCTTCAAGACTTGTTTAAAAACACTAAAGCTATGTCTGAACAAACTAAAGCTCAATTTGGTGTAAATGACAAAATTGTTCGTGATGGGTTATCTCAAAAAGCTATTGATGAGTTATCAGCTAAAGGGTTTAGTATTGATGAAAATTTGGTAGATACTCACACTACTCAATTACATGAGAATACTGGCTCAGTATTTGAATTAGCTACTAAACTTAAAAATGAGGGTTATACTGATGAGAATGTTAAATCTTTTGTTCAGGAATTAAATCCTGAAATAACTGAAGATAAATTATCTGAATTACTAAATGAAGATAATAAAACTCAAACAAATCTTTTTGTAGAAACTTTCATTGATACAATGAAAGATGTTATTCGTTACTTAAAGCAAGGTAAAAATAGAACTCTTGGGGCTAATACCAAAGGACATTTAAATTCTGATATTGAAACATTTAATGGCTTCTCTAATCTGGTTCAAGTAAATGAAAATAATGAAATTACATATCCTGAACCAGTAATAGTAGGTATGGCTAAAGCTGTGTTAGGTTTTAATATTGAGAACCTGAATAATGGTTATGGTAATGCTAAGTTATTAAGGGAGGAATTTAAAGATAAAGATATTAACATTATAGCTAAGAATGTTGTTCCTTTTGCTACAAGTTCTAATACCAAACAGGGTAATAAGAAAGCAGTACATCAAAATACTTTAAATGAAAACGGAGAAAAAACTTTTGCTACTGATGTAACATTACCAGTTAATGATGCTTCTTTGTCTTTACTAGCAACTCCTATGTATTCTGCTATTGAAAATTTAGGTAAAGATATGCTATCTGGTATGAATTTAAAATTCAAACCAAATACTCCATCAAATATAACTACAGCATTACTTCAATCATTTGGTACTGAAGTTATGGGTATGTTGAAAGCTAAACATTTGGTTGATGAATATCGTGTTATTACTGACCAAGATACTGGTTCATTCCAAACTTATATTGGTGCTAGTTACAATAATACATTTACAACGCACTTTCCTAAAAATACCTTAAGAGCAATGCAAATGCTTGTACGCGCTCAACGTGGTAGTGCATTACAATCAGATGCCAATGTAACTAAAGTATTGGAGAATTTAAATAAAGCAAATGACCTTAATAAAGGTTGGATTGTTAATGCTCTATCATCAGCTAGTATTGCTAAATCTGAAGCTGCTAAAACAGTATTCAATGATTATCGTAAACAAACTGGTTATACTGTAACTACCGATACTAAAGGAAATAAAGCTAATTTAGACCAAATTCGTGATAAATTAAAAATCAAACCTAATGCTTTAGTGAATGCTCTTCAAGCATTTAATAATGTACCTTACAAACTTGATAAAACATTTGGTAATTTATTTAAATACAATCAAGAATTTATTAAGAAAGCTGCTGGTTTTATTGCTATTGATAAGAACAAAAATACTGATATTGTTGCTGAAAGTCTAGAAGCTCGTAATGCAATGATTGAACGTTCTCTTGGAACTATTACTAATTTGATTTCTGAAGCTGAAAGTATCAATAAAGATGATATTTCTACTGCAAACTTCTTTATTGACCATTTCACTACTGAGACACAACGTTTAGCTCAAGTAATGCAAAACAATCCGCAAGCTAACAAAATGGTTCGTGAGTTCTTACGAGTACATAGTAGTTCTTTTGATGCTATTCAGGATTTGTTTACAGAACACGGTCAAACACTTGATTTGGACTTCTCTGATGTCCAAGGCTTAGTGCGTCCCATTGAAGCTAAATTCCGCCTCCCTGATGCTCCTGAGACTGGTTCAAGAGATGTTAATTTCTTGGTTCAGCAAGTACGTTCTTTGGGTAAACGTGCCTATAAAGGACGTAAATTAGGGCAAGATGCTCAGCAAGCCTATCAGGTGCAAGCAGGATTGACTTTAGCTATTGCACAGGGGTTAGGTATCAAAATTGAGAAACTGCGTTCTGAGAACATCCTGAACCAGTTAGAACAGGTATTTGTAGAGAACCCTTGGATAGACCAATTAGCTGATGAGTTATGGGAAGCAAATCTTAATCCTGAATACAAAATTAATCCAGAATTGGCAGATAAATTAGCTGAGTTCTCTGGGTATAGTATGGGTTCTATGCGTACTCTTTCAGCTATTGAGGCTTATGCTCGGTATAAACACCAACCAGTTAAAAATGGTAATAGAGTTAATTACTTTGAATTTAATACCTATCTTGAAGCTGATGGTATCGGTAATGGTATGTCTAATTTAGTAAGACAATTTACTGTTGGATTTACTCCAAAATACTTTAAAACTTTAAATGCTGTAGGTATTACCACTTTAAACCGTATGTATGACATCATGAAAAGTAAAGGTAAGAAATTAACTGATTTAGCTAATGAAGACCCTGATACTATCAGTAATGAAATTTTAGAGGGTTCTGCTGGACAATTTGACCCAGAAGAAGCTGCTAAGATTGATGATGTATATGAAGCTGTTGCTAAGTATATTTCCAATACAATTAAACAACAATTAGGAGATATATCTGCTTTTGGAACATTAGATAAAAATGTAACTGTTCAAGATATTTTAGATTTCAAACCTAAAGTGGAAGAACGTATTAAAGAATTAAAAGACTTAATTCGTAACGCAGGTAAATCAGATGTATCTAATTTAGAAGAAGAATTGATTTTAAGACAAGACCAACACAAAGTACTTAATGCACTTAATACTCTGGTTCAGATTAATACATTAGGGGTTCTTGGAGTAACTTCTACTGATGTTAATTCTTTACAAGATATTCTTGATATGAAGTTTAATGACTTATCTTCTATGGATAATAATTCATTAAATCTATCTATTAAACGTAATCTTGCTAAGTTAGGTGTAACTCCTGCAATGTATGGTGGACAACTAAATGGCATTAATAACCAAGTAATGTCAGATATTGTTTCGTCTGTACAAAACAAAATCAATGAATTAATTGGTCAAGATAAATCCAAAGCTGAACCAGCAATCAAAGTATTAAATTCTTGGTTCAAATCTGTTGGTTTGGATTTAGAGATTAAATCTACTGATTTAGAACATTTAAATGCTATCAGCAGTAAATTATTTAATAATAGAAAATCAGTAGGTTCTCAGTTAAGAAATGGTATTTCTCAATTTATTTTTGATGGTGTTCAAGATGTATATGGAGAAAGTTTGTCTCATGCAAATAACCTTATTGCACTGGATACTCCTGCTACTCGTGCATTTACGTTTGAAGTAATTAATCGTTATAAAGCTGCACAAGAACAACGTAATAAACGATTAGGATACTCAGATACTGACCCAAGACGGAATGATGCTCTAACTAAAAAAGAACTCCAGTCTTTGATGAAAGATTTGGAGACCATTCCTGTTGTTTCTACAGCATTCAGTCAAAGTGCAATTACTATTGATGATATTCTAAATGAGGGACATTTAGTAGCAAAAAATACTTTTGTTTCCTCTGAATTAGGAGGACAAACTTCTAATAACGTATTTGACATTGCAGGAGAAAATACTAATGTTCCTCAAGCTGTATCCTTTGCTTTGAATTTAACTCAAAAACTGAAATTAATGTCTGCTGGTGGAGCATTAAACTTCACTAATACAGTAGTTTCTACTGAAAGTATGGTTCAAGTGGTTGTAAATAAACTTCTTGGTTCGTTAGGTAAAGCTCTTCATAACGTATATGATGGTTTGGATGCTGATAGTAGATTAGCTAAATTAGTTGGTGTATTGGCAAATAAAGCCTATGACCAAACTCATAAACAAACTAATCTCCAAGAGAGCTTATTCCATAGATTTAACCGAGCTAATTTACAGGAATATTTTGAAAATACTTCTGCAATAGATAAAGCACTATCTGGCAAAGAAACTGAATTTACTCAAAAAGATTTAGTTGCTTTAGATACTATTATGTCTATGCTCAACACTAATCCAGAAACTAAAGTGTCTCGTAGCTATACTGATAATTGGTTCAATGAAGCATTACTTAATGGTTCTGCAATGGTTCAATTAGATAATGATGTTATTCAGAAAATTGAACAATTACGAGATAATTTTAATGATGGATTTAAAGATATTGTTCCTAGTATTTTAAATTACATTGCTAAAGGTGCAGCTATTGCTAATGCAGTTAAAGCTGTAGAACGTCAAATACTGACTTACAATGTGAACCAGTTTGCTGGAGCTAATAGGGGTATTTTGGTTAATGCAAAAGAATTATTCAAGAAAGAGGGTATTGCTAAACGATATGAAGATTATGTAAATCGTAATCAAGATAAGAGTTGGACTTCTGAAGAAATGATGTCTAATTTCTTAGCAAATGATGCTGAAGTACAAGCTGTTTATCAAAAAGCATTTAATCAGAAATTAAATGAACTTTTAGTAAATCATTCAGAAAATACTTCAGAGATTAAACATGGTTTATCTTTAAAAGATACTCTTAAATCTCTTAAAGTAAATGATAAAACTATTTCAGGAAAGACTTATAAAGCTATTTCTGATTTAGCTGGTTCAGTATTGTCTGATGATTTGAAAGTATTTACTGATACTGCTGAATTTATTGAAGCAATGCAGAACCAAGACTATAACACAGATTTTGCTTTAAGTAATAATCCTGATGGTATGTTTGTACCTAATGTTGGTATTTATGTGAACCAGCAATCTCAGGTGGATAGCACTAAAACTCTTATTCATGAAACTATTCATGCAATCATGAATAATTCTTTGGATAGATATTACAGCAATAATATGGAAGGAGTTTCAAAACAAGAACAACAAGTTATTCAAACTCTGGTTCAGAATTTGGAAAGCAATGCTAATAAATTACTTCGTGCATACAATACTGACCCAGTAGTAAATGAGCTTCTTGGTTCAGATTTGAATGCTATGGATTACTTTGCTAATCCTAATACTCCTGCTGCTTTATCTGCTGCTTATCAGAAAGTATTTGGACAAGAAAGTTCTGCTCAAGAGAAATACAACTTTATGCAAGAATTTTTAGCTTATTCTCTTACAGAGGATAAACTACTCTCTCGTATGTTCTATTCCAATAAAGCAGATACCAGTAAAGCAAAAGGTTGGGATTTTATCAGAAGTATCTTTAAACAAATTAAAGATACTTTGGGTAAATTCTTCTTTGGACAAGACCATAATAGTCCATTAGTAGATAAATCCATGTTATTTGATGTTCTTGGTTCAATGACTGCTTTAGCTAATTTTAAAACTCCGAATCAGTCTAATAACCTGAACCAGATAAATTACTCTGCTAATACTGCTAGTTCAAACAATCCAGTACATGAGGGATTATTAAATAGAATTTCAGGAAATATTCAAACTATTGTTGCTTCAAATATCAGTTCATCTCCCGAAGCTCAGTTACTTTATGCTGAAAATGCAATGAGTAACCAATTTAGAAACAATACAATGTTTGATTTAAGAAATACTGGTATCAATGTTACTGCTTTAGAGGAGAGTACTTACAATCAATTAGCTCCTGTATTTGAAGTAATGTTTAATGGTGGTAATTCTGAATTAAGAACTGAAGCTGATAAAGTATTCAGTCAAATTATTAAATCAATTCAGGACAATACTAATCCATTTACAGCAGAACAATTTAAGTTAATTTTTGGTACTGGTTCAAACTTTAATCTTGCTAATTCAATGGCAATGATTGCAACGAACCAAGATATTCAAGATAAACTTAAATCTTTACCAAAAGCTAAAAAGAATTTGATTTCTAATTTAGTGGATAAACTCACTAATGTAACTACTTTCTTAGAAGCTAGTAAAGAGATTAGAGACTTTAAAGATAAATCTACTGTGGAAAAAATTGCTTTAGCTTCTTCAGTATCTACCGTTTCTAATCAATTAAATAAAGCATGGCAATTAGACCAAGCTCAAAAAGAATATGCTAAATGGCAAGACCGTAATGATATTCTTGAAGCTGTTAAAGACCATACTGAAAGAATGCACTTACCTAAATCATTTAGTGCAGCAGCAACATTCTTAGTAAATGAGTGGGCTAATACTGCTAATTTAAATGGCTCTGAAGCTGATGTTGATAGTATGGTAGGCAAAGCATTACAACAGTTTGCTGATTTATCTGCTATGAGAGCTGGAAGACCTACTTTAATCTCTAAATTACTGAGATTAATTCTTCAAGCTCGTGAACATACTCAGTTTATTTATGATGCTCGTGCTAGATTTGCAGCAACTGTAGAGCGTGTTCGTGAAAGAGCTAGGAATATTATTCCTGTAGTAATTGAAAATGCTTTTGGAGAAAATGTATTTAATGAAGAAATGGACAATCATTTAGCTAATGCAGCTATTCCTACTGAATTATTCCATTTATTTGATGGTTCAAATCTGAACCAGATTGGAGAATATTTAACAGATGAGACTAAACGTCAAGATAAGATTGATGATTTAACGAACCAGTTATCTCAATTACTTGGTTCACAGTTTAAACCTAATGATATACCTAAAGTTCTTAACTGGATTACATGGCAGTCAAAAGGTTTAGGTAGTTTAATGATTAATCGTACTGCTAAATCAGGACATGAAAGTGTATCTCATAACATTCTTCCTAATAGTAGAGCAATTGCAAGTTTGAAATTATTACCAATGAAACATGATTTCAGACCAGAAGCTATTAAAGAACGTATTGATACTCTTGAACCAGTAATTAGACAATTAGTTACTTTGCATTCATTACAGTATATTGATGAGACTTCTCGTAAAGAAGTAGCTGAATATATTAAAGACTATCCTGAGGGTATGACAGAACTATTCAATGCCCATAACTCAGTATATGAGAACTATGCTTCCAGCAATAAATACTCTCTTTTGGGAACTCAGGGATATGTTCACTCTGAAAGCGACCCAAATGTTGATATTCAGATTGTGTACCCACAGACTAAAGAACATACCCGATTGCTGGCTCTGGGATACGCTCAGATTGCAAATCTCAAGGGGACTGGTATGGTAGTACTTCGGACTGATGTAAGCCCCATAAAACGCTTCCAGACAGGCATTTTGGGTAAAACCGAAAGTACTGTGTTTGGGACTTCTCTCCGAACCAATGAAGCTCTTGGTTCATTTGCTGGTCAATGGTCTGGTTCAGAAGATACTAAACAACATATTAATGCTTTGTTATCTGCGGGTAAGAAAGCAATGTCAGACCCTAATTATTATGAGAACCTTGGTTCAGAAGTAAGTATCCAGCCTGTAATTGATGGTTCAGGAAATGTTAAACATTTCTCTGTGGATTTACCTACTAAAATGAGAAATGATTTGATTGCAACACATGAAGCTGGTATTCAAAGTATTGGTAACTTACATGGACGTATTTCTGAAGAAGTAGTAACTCAAAACATCAATATTGAAAATATTAAGGCATTGAACCAAGCCTATAAAAACTCTATTGATAAGATGAGTTATATTAAGATTGATGGTAAATTGAAACCTAAATCTGATAGTAAAGCTGATAAAGCATTTGCTAAATCAGTAAATGAGTTTTACTGGAGCTTACCTGAAAGTACTCGTGATTATATTGAACAGCATAGCTTATATGTTTACCGAAATGAATTAGACAATGTGATTGGATATCATCAACATTCAATTACTGATATTTATACAGGTAAATCTACTCTTCCTGAACCAGTACAACAAGCTGCTAAAGGTTTGTTTGGTGTATTCGGTTTAGTTGGAATTAAACCTATTAAAGCTGTTTCTACTATTGAACAGGGTACTAAAGAATTTGTTTCTTGGGGTAAAGATATTATTCTGAACAGAAGTTTAGTTGTAGCCGCTCAGAACTTAATCTCAAATGCAATTCATTTAGTGTCAGTAGGAGTTAAACCTAAAGATGTAGTAAGATATGCTAAAGAGGGTTTGGTTAATGCTCAGAACTATGAAAGAAATTTCACAAGAGCATTGGAATTAGACTATAAATTGAGAAACTCTACTTTGAACCAAGAACAAAAGATGTTAATGGAACAAGAGTATGCTTTCTTAGAAGATAGCTTAGCTAATAATCCTATTGCTCCATTATCAGAAGCTGGATTAATGACAAGTATTGCTGGTGCTGCTGGTTATGAACGGTCATTAGAAGCAATAGCTGATTTCAGTTTGGCTCATAAAGCAGGAAATAAATTAGGAATTAACAAATACCGTAATAAGTTTGATAAAACTAAAGCAGGTAATGTTGTTAATAACATTCTTATTTCCAAAGAAAGTAGAACTCATGAAATTATGACTAAAGCTCTTGATTATGGTGATTTGGTTGCTAAATATGTTTTGTACAAACACTTAACAGAGAATAGAGCATTTAAATCTGAACGTGCAATGAATGTTGTTCGTGAAGAATTTGTGAATTACTCAATGAATAGAGGTGCAGGATTTGATTATCTCAATTCTATTGGAGCTACTTGGTTCGCAAGTTATGCTTTAGGTATTCAGAAAGTAATTTACAAGATGTTGAGAAGAAATCTGTTAAGTACTTTGGCTACTTATTCTGCTGGTTCAGCATTAAAACATATTGAACCAACAGGATTACTAAGTACAGTACCGCAACAAAATATGTTTGAAAGGTCTTGGGATTACACTACCAGTCCAACAAATATGTTCAATGCTTTAGATAGTCATTATTTGGATAAATTATTCCACATGATGTTCTGATAGTAATAAAAGAAAGACCCTACTGGAGAAATCCAGTAGGGTTTTGTATTAAGTAGGCAGTTGCTTGTTTCTCAGTAATAGGAAACGTTGGGATGCCCAGCCCAACGACATACCTGTCTTTCTCAGTAATTTTACTGGTTCGGTAGCCACAGGTAGAGAACTTTAATCAGGAAAGGATAGGAAAACCTGATTGGGTTGGTAGCAACACCATTCTCTAAGGTTTTTACTGAACCATTTAACAGTTCCACTTTCAACGGAATAATCGGACAGTTTTACCAAGTGCCGTTCTTACACTATGAGATGTCCAGCTCAGTACAGGAGCATTGAGGTAATGTTGAGGAATTGCTCCTGCTGTCTTATTTAATTTATCTTGGCTGAACCAGCAAAGTAATGGCAAGAACCTTTACTAGCTCAACCCTGATAAATCAGGATACCGCGTCCATAGCTTCATTCAGTAATCTATCAACTAAGTTATTTCCATCTGAATTGCTATGCCCTTTAACCCAGACCCATTGTACTTCATGTTTCTGGTTCAAGTCATCTAATTTTTGCCACAAATCTTGGTTTGCTACTGGTTTTTTGTTTGCTGTTTTCCAACCATTGCGTTTCCAGCCCCGTAGCCACGCTGTAATGCCTTTTAAGACGTACTGGCTATCTACGTTCATCTGAACCTTGGAAGGGGCTTCTAGGCTCTCCAGAGCGCGAATAGCAGCCATTAATTCCATCTGGTTGTTTGTGGTGTTGTAAGTTACACCAGTTTGGTGTGAAAGCTGTGAACCAGAATTATCAAATACAGCATAAGCCCAAGCTCCGATATTTTCTGTTCCACGTTTATTTCCACGACATCCGCCATCTGAGAATATTTGGTATTTCATGTTTTCTCCAAAAGAAATAACTCCCACAAGGGGAGCTATTTCAAAGATAAAACTGATTATTCAGCAGTGCTAACAGCAACTTCAGCAGGTTTAGCTACTTGAACAGTACCGTCAATCACGCCAGCAATCAGAGCTTTTTGTTCTTCAGTCAGATTGTGAATGAATACAATACCTTGACCCAGTACAAATTCTTTATTGAATTGAGCCAAATCTTCAGGAGAAACTTCAGCAACCAAATTAGCTACTTTTTGCAGGAATACAACATCCAATGCACGTTTATCGCCCAATTCATATTGGTTTACTGTTTGGGTAGAAGTTTCCAGACGTTTAGCCCATTCAGGAGCAGTCAATTCAGCTTTTACACGAACAATTTTACAGAATTTACCAAAAGCATTAGGTGCAGACAGTACACGAGGTGTAGCAGGTTTAGCTTTTTTAGCTTTAGGTTCAGCAGCTTTTTTAGTTTCAGTAGCAGCAACGCTAGAAGGATTAAGAGTAGTCATAATAAGTTTCCTTGTCAGTTTGAAAAAAGTTGGTTCACATCAATTGATGCGGGTTGAATAATACTTTGACGTAATTCTTTTGTCAAAGGTTTTGGTTGAACAAAAATAGAAGTACTTTGTTTATTAAAGAAATATTTTTTTAAATCATCTAAACCTCCATCAATTAATAAGTGATATTTACCTATATCGCTTGAGTTTTTTGGTTCATGTTGAGCCAGTGAATTAAAGAGTTTGAGTTGTTTTTGTATCCATTGATAGGTTCTAGAATGCAGTTTATAAATGCTATAAACTATAAGTTCTGCATCCTCTATGCCTACTGATTTAAAAAGTCCTTGTTTTTTGTATTTTTGTTGTAAAGTAAACACAGAATAGCTATCAAATTCTTGTGTAGGGCATAAGAATGCATTTTTATTGAGCATTGTTTCAGATACTTTTGAAAGTTTGAACCATCCCTCTAAATATCCAATCATACTAAGATGGAAGAACCCCGACATTTCAGGTCTGGAACAAATTACTTGGTTTCCAAATTCCCAAGATGCTAATACAGTATTTTTTCCATTCTTATTATAAATTAAATCAGCCCTCATGGTCATTCTCTTCTGGTTCATCTAATGTACCAAGAATGCAACCAATCCAAAGTACTAAAGCCACATACAAAGCTATACCTATAAAGAATACAAATTTATAGGTATAGACAATGAATATGGCTAACAAAGCAACAACGATGAGAAATCTCATCTAAGCCTCCTTATCCAAATAAAGGATTTGTAGGCTTAACTTGTACTGCTGTTGTTTTAGAGTTATGAGATACAGGTTGGGCAAATAGATTTTTCAAATCAGATTTAGGCTTCTCTTCTGGTTCTTCTGAACCAGTATCAAAAGGAGCTTCATCATTTTCATTTAAATCAGGTTCTTGGTCTTGTTTTTGTTCTTGTTCATAAGCAGCTTCATCTTTTGTTTTATTAACATCATCTAAAACTAAAGGCTCTTCTGTTTCTGGTTTACTAACTTCAATATCTACAGGTTCTTTACGAGCAGCTTCTGTTTGGATAGCTAATTCTTGACGAGTAGTAAAATCATCAAGCATAGCTTGATAATCAGGACGAGTTTCAAAGAACTGTTTTACTTTATCTGAACCAGTTTGAACCAAGGAACTGATTTGTTCTGTATTACTGTGGTTCACATTAACACGCATCAATTCCAGAATATCACGCATTTGAAGCATCTCTTCTTGTGAATATTCTGGTTCAGATTGTTTAGGTTCTTTGTTTACTGGTTCAGGGGAAGTTTGTGTTTTAGCAAAAGAAACCAATTTAGGTACAAATTCCTCGTAAGACACGTCTTCATACTCAATTTCAATGTTAGCATGATAACCCTCTTCACTACGCATGCCTTTAAGGTCAAATGCAGTAAGAGTTATTTTGCTTGAGCTTCGTTTTTGTATAAATTCAGCAAGAGCTTGTTGAATTTCGTTTTGGTTTAATTTGATTTGCATAATTAATCCTTCAATGTTTGTAGATGAGAAATAACACTATCACAAGCACGTTCTAGTTCTTGGGGACTAATAGTTTCCCACATACCTAGAAATTCTGAACCATCATCTAAAAGAGAGATTAGTTTAATAGCTTTTGCTACTGGTTCAGAGAATTGTGCTGTGAACTCTTTAATTTTGGTTTGTAATTCATCTGGTGCAAGACATCGGGTAGCATAGACATCTTGGTCAATCCAATAATCATAGAAGATTTCAACATAATGGATTGCTTTATCAATACCGATATTACCTTTATCTTTATCTACACCAATTCGTGTGAGATACTTAACAGCATTACCTAATGCAAAATCCATACCTAAGTCCATAATATACTGAACAGGTTGGTATTTGTATTTCTGATAATGTGAACCATCAACTTGTTTATTAAGTGCAGTCATATTAACTCCTGAAAGTGGATAAAATAAAAGAACCAGTATTGCTACTGGTTCAACGGGGGAAATAATTTTAAGGTCTCATCCAATTATCAATTATCTGAGTACCACCTATTCCACGTCCTTTATTGATACTAAAACGATATAGTGGTTTATCCAATGTACGACCTGTGGATAGGATTTTGTCAAAATGTAGATGTTCATGACAATCACGCACTAAAGATTGATTGTCTTTAAATACAGAACTTCTACCAATATAATCTTCAGGATGTCCAATAATAAGGATAGTATATCCTTTATTACGACATAAATTAAGCAAAGTATCTGTAATTTGTCTTTGCTCTTCTTTTGTATTTTCTAAACCTAATTCAGCAATCATTCTTGAGTATGTATCAATAACAATTACTTCATTATCTAAATCTTCAACTTCTCCATTTAAAAACCCTTTAAGTAAATTTCTATCTGAAGTCATTCCTAAATAAGGAAATTGAAGTAATGCGGGGTCTTCATCAAGATTAAACACAAAAGGTTTTACTTGTTCTTGGTTCAGAAACTTTAAAATACTAAAACTCTTACCTGTAGCAGGTAATCCTGTAACTAAAGTAAGAGAATGTTTGGGAATGATATTCCCAATACGAGTGTAATTGAGAATTTTCATAATAGATGCCTGTGGGATTGCTAACATAGAGAAGTTCCTAACGTAAATTATTAAGAATTATTGAAGACATCTCCTTACAGGTAAGTTGTGTAAAGAAATGTAAGCTACGCTTCGTTTGCTTTGCCATTGCCTATGGCTTTGCAAGCGCAGCGTAGCTTACCAGAATTTTTTACAAAAGTAAAGTTAATTTTTGTAAATTATTCTTTGGGTTCTTCGGGGTTCTCAATACCTACTTCATCCGAGTACATTAATGCCCGTTCTGAGACCGCCTGAGCTGTTACAACGGCATTCATGGCGTTCTGGAGTAGTACCCCTTGCACACCGTCTTGATTGCGTCCTAGGGTCAAATGGAGGCGATTAATGATAGCTCCGAAAAGATAGTTTACTTGAGCAATATCTTGTCGTTCATCTGAACCAAGAGACTGAGTAAGATACTCTCCCAAAGTTTGGGTTTCTTGGTTTTCATCTGGTTGTTGTGCTTGTTGATTCATAAGGTTTCCAATCTGTTGTCCAGAAATCATCTTGAGTAAATGTTAGTTTAGTAACAGTTACACCATCATATTTAAAGAACTCTTGTCCTTTACAGAAAGCATATTGATTATTGTCCCAAGACATACGAGTGAGTTCTTTACCAGCTTGTAAACTCAATAAAGCAACAGCAAAAGGCATACCGTGTTCTTTACGAGCGCGACAAGCAAGACAATCACATTCATCTTCATCAATATTATCAGGATTATCATCAAGATTAGCTTCCACGAGAGTTACTTTAGCACCCCGTTTAGCTGCTGCTTTAATAATGGCTTTTAATTCTTCAGGTAAATCTGAATTATCAATGTCATCAAATTTCTTACTCATTTGTAAGTTCTTTTATGTTTATTTCCATTCTAGGAAATGATTTATCAATTCCACCGAATTTAAATGAAATACTAGGTAAATAATCAGAATTATCATCTGGTAGTTTTCCTTGTTCTGTTAATACATCACAAAAAAATTTATCTACAATACAGCCGATATTCATCAAATCTACTTTTCTTTTTGAACCAGTAAACAAAACATACTCAATATGTATTTTGTTAAATTGAGGTAATTTTGATACTGGTTCAGACATTAATTCAGCATAGGCTTTCTTTGCAGTGCCTAAACTAAATTTATTAAAATTTCGGTAGATGTTAAGATTAAGAGAAAAGACCTTTGGTCTTCCCCCTTTATCCCAACCGTATTGAATAGTTAGTGGAGAAATGACTTGAAAGGTCTTATCCATGATTAACCAATATCCAATGGAGTTGTTGAACCCGATGAACCAGAAGCACCAGATACAGGTTTGTACTTATCACGAGTTTGGTTTTTGTTCTTTTCAACCCATTCAGCAGCAAATTTACCTTGGTTCAAACCAGCTTCATATTCATTCATAGTAAGAGGTTGTCCATCTTTTAGAATGAAAATCTTATCAATCTGGTTCAGAGTAATGCTTTCATTGGTATCAACGTAATTACCTGATTGGTCTTTAGCTTGTTTGTTTTGTTTTACTTTGAGAATACCTAAAGCAAGTTCTTGTTCAAACAATTCAGGTAGTGCCTGTACTTCAGTAGGTACATCAGCACGGTCTTGGAATGACCATACAGGAAGAATACGAGTTTCAGTTTGGCATTGAGAGATTTGTTTACTAGCGGCAGCCATACAGATAGCATTAGCTTGGTTAAAGCCCATCAAGTAATGGTCTTTGCCTTCTTTATCTTTGTAAGTAACAGAACCTTGTTTGTTTGTTACCCAGAAAGTCTCTGTATGGTTGTGTTTTGAACCATCAGATTTGGCAATCTCAAATTTAACTACCAAACCTTTAGCACCACCTTGTGATTGAGTACCATAGGCTTGTTTGATTACTGCACGATACAAACCACTTTCCAATGGTTTTGAACCAAGATAATCAGTTTCTTTTACTACACCCTCTTGAGGGATTTTAAGATTATTAAACATTAATAATTCCTTTGTTGAAATTGAAAAAATGGGTTGATATTTCTACCAACCCGACAGGGGAAGAAGAATTGTAACTTAATTCTTTGGTTCATACCCGTAGAATTGAGTTAAGTGGTCTATGAGCATTTGAGCATCATTGTCCATATAAAGCTGGTTCGGTTGCCAACAGCCCATAGGAGCGCGAATACGACTATCAGCATACTTCCGAGTAATATCTACCTGAAAGACGTGTTTGTAGCCTACAGCACGGTCTCGGTCTGTAATACGCAAGAGTTCTGGGTCATATTCTAATTCTTCTAATTCTTTGATTGGAGCTTTACGAGCATAAACTACGATACTGAAATATGCTTCAATACCTGTTTTAGCTAAAGCACCTTTAACTGGAATGAAATAACGATATGTACCATCTTCTTTTAATTCAGCAGTATTGTGGGCGAGAATAATCCAATTCTTATTAGACTTAGCAATTACTTCTTGCATTAATCGTTTAAAGAATTGACCATAATCACTCCATGCTCGCATGGTATTAGATGCAGTCAAGACATTCATACTTTCAAACATTTCCATTAAGAAAGTAAGACTATCAATAACGATAGTATGAATATCATCCATTTGTTCTACTTTATTGAATAAAGCAAAAATATCATTTGGATTATTAAGTCCTGATAATAGTTTTTTAAACTTATCTGGGAATGGAAGTGGTTTCATTGCTTCCGTATTGAGGTAAAATACACCTTCAGGGTTACGGAGGTTCATTAGACTAGCTGATTTACCTCCTGTACTTTCTCCAGCAATCATTACAAGTAAAGAGTTACTCATTATTAGTTCCTTTCTTTAGAACTGTTTTAAAAATTGTAGATTGTAATTCATCTTCACTCAAAGGATTAGTCAATTTACTGTTAAAGTTATAAACAGCCTGAATAACATCATTAACGTGCATTCCGCCATCTAATAACATTAGAGCAAACTTAATCATTTGGTTATTACGATTACCCATTTGCATTTGTTGAGCAAACCAACGTTCAATATTATCCATTGAACCAAGAGCCTCATGTTGTTTACTAAATTCATTTTCTCTACTGGTTCGGGGAATAAATGGTAAAATATCAAGTAATTTACCACTATTCTTGTAGATAGTAGTGTTTTCAGTACAAGCCCACTTTCTACTACGTTGGAATGTTTGAGTATCCAATTCAAATGGACACCATTTGGCAACATTCTGCATAAATTGTTTGTATTCTGGTTCAGAAAGATTTACTTCATAATTCATAGGTAATATGACCCTAAATCTATCTTTTACTGAACCAGTCTCATCAGGAACTTGATGACGTTTAGTTGTATGAATGATATACTCATAATCCTGTAACAGTTTTTGAGCTTGGTTCAAAGTAATTCCACCATCAACATCAAGTACTACAACATTACAACCTTGAACCATAGTCTCATTAGACCGTTTACCATTTACAGAATGGTGGTTAGTCCAATGATAATCAGCCATCGGTAATAGCTTATCAAAAGCTGTATTCCAATCAATTTCAGCATTGATATATCCATCAGCAAAATCCTGTGAATAAGCAATTTTGATTTTACTTAAATCTGTTTCATGTAATCCCTCTCCTGAAATAAATTCAATACCATTATCTCCTAATGACTTTTTAATGAGGATATGATTACTATATCCCCAAGCAATAGCCATAGAGAGTAATTCATTCTTTTGAGAAATTGTACCTTTATAATAAGGTAACTCTTCAACTAAATCTACTTGAGTGAATTGTTTACCTCTACCATCAGCAATAAATTTAGCAAGTCGTTCGTAAGGTTTCTCACGTTCCAACATTGCTGTTAATGCTGTTCCTGAATGCTCTGCAAACTTAATTGCTTGGTTCAGGTGTGTTTCTTCAAGTTCCAGTTTACCCTCTAAGAATGCGTATGCAGCAGCTAATTTAAGCACTTTAAAATATCTGTGGGAGATTTCAGATTTTAGTATCTCCTGATGTTCAGGTAATTCTTCTGCTGCTTTCTCACATTCAATACGATACGCTACAAGTTTAACACCTACATCTTTTGGTACATTAACTGTCATATTACACAAATTCAAATTAGCTAATGCTTCAATTTGAGATGATATATTAAACAAATCTTGGTCTTGAGTTTTATTTGCCATCATGTCATATAAATCCTCAGGACTTAAATCTGACATTCTTATGTCTTTTTTACTGAAGGCAAAGAAACAACGTCTAGCATAACCTGTTTCCAATAAACTAAAGAAATCATCTTCAACACTAGAACCGTCCAATAACTTACTTGGAGTACCAAACATAAGAAGATTACTAGGTGTTGAACCAATCAATTCAATATGACGTACATTGTCTTGAGTGGATTTAGTTAATTTATCTTTAACCAAACCTTTATCATATAATTCCAAGAATGTTGTTAATGGTTCAATATTGGATTTTAAATTTGAACCAATTTCATCAATAATAAAATTGATTGAACCAAGTTTCGCAAGCAATAACTTATGACGGAATTGTTTAATAGCTGGACTTGTGGCACTATCAAAGGTAAATTTAAAAGCACCATAAGATTTAAATTCTTTTTCCAACTTCTCATAAGCCTCCTGATGGGATATTCCTAAACTAGCTGCTCGGTTCATTGCTTCACTATCCAATGACAATTTTACTTTGTTAGGAAAAATATCATGGATGAATTTAACTCGGAATGGTTCAAGAATTTGGTTTTCCAACATATTGGTTGAAAAACCTTTACCACTCCCAGATGATGCAAGATTTACACCATAGAAATTAACTGGAATAGTACCAGTAAAGGGAGTATTAACACGAATACCCATTGTAGAAGCTACAAGAGCTACATAAAAATTAGCCTGTAATCTAAAAAAATCACGATTGTAGTTTTGGGTTTTATTTACTAAAATATCTACAATCTTTTCTACGGTAGGGTTGTATTGTAATTGTGATGTATCCATAAATTAACCAATCTCTAAATCTAATTTATCTGGTTCAATATTATCTGAACCAAGTGAACCAAGAATACCAATATCACAGCATGGGCATTTAAAAGGTTTACCCTTATCTACAATAATCTCCCCTGCACCGTTATTCTTAGCTCGGTACAAACTAGCTTCATTGTAGTTATCAAAGTTCTTAGTACTACGTTTACCCTCTTCATACCCATTCTTGTAATATTTGTAAGTAGGTGGAGCTGAATACAAGTCTTCATCAGTACAGCATGGGATACTTGCTAATGGCTCATTCCAATATTTTTTTAATTGGTTCAGCTTATCTTTTACATAAGCCTCAGTATCAGCTAAAGATAGTAATTGAAACGTTTTTCCTGCTGCTCTTGATTTAGGATAATCATCCCGACTAAAAGCATAATTTCTATTCCAATCAGTAAAAATAAAATTAATGGTACAAGTATCTTTAGTAATGATTTCAGGATTAAGCCATCGGTAAATACTCATTTGTAAGACGTATTTCTTATCCATTGCCCCAGAAGTCCATGAGAAAGTACTGGTACTTTTAATATCCTGCACTTCTCCATTTACAACAGCATCAAATTGTCCTGAGATGACAAAATCTCCGATTGGTTTGTAAGCTCGTTGTTCTGTGAATATGGCTATATCGCGCTCAGAGAGCGTTTCTCGGTCAGGATTGACCTTTACCCTATCCACGACTTCAGGGGGGTATCCTAGAGCTTCCAGAGCCTGTTTACAACGATTGTTAATTGTCCAATCTACTGAGCTGTGAATTGCTACTCCCATACGACTAGGAACTCGGTCTGTGAGGTCTTGCAAGAACAAATCTTGTTCAACAGGAAGTAATCTCAGTTCTGGTTCAAATTGTTCAGGATACATTGCTCGTCTAGTAGCAATAATATATCTAGGACTTCTCATAAGAGTTGTTGTTGAAATTTCATTAGCAGTCTTAGCATACTGATATTCATCAGATGCTAACCAAATAGCTAAGGGTAAAGGAATATTATGATTATTTGTGAATTTCATTAATATTACTCCGAATTTTTAAAAGAGTTTTCAAAAGGATTTGTGTTAAAATCTACCTCATAACCATTTCCCATAATAGTAAGATTACGAAAACGATTTAACAATCCATAGGATGTATATTTAATGTCTTTATGGATTGTTATTTCTTTAGATACACAGTGATACTTTAAAGCAATTTGAATTTTAGTACGTTCTGTTGGTGTAAGTTTTTTCCAAATTACATTAAAAATTTCTTCATCTGTATAATCTACATACTTAATTCGTTCTTTATCATCTAATAGATGTTTACTAACTATCCAATAATATTTAAGAGAAGAATTATCTCCAAAATTAACACTATTTTGTTTTTGAGCTATAGAGGCATAAAAAGATATGCCTATACAAGCTATTTCTCTATCACTCATCAATTAGTCCCATTTTAATCATCTCACGATAATCCACATACTGTACTGAATTAGGCAAGATGCCTTTTTTAATTACAACAAAATGTCCAGAACGATAAGGATTGCGTGTATCTGTAGTCTTTTCCATATCCACTCCAATAACAATATCTCCTTGGTTCATGAGTTCTTTACATTCATCACAAGGTTCTTCAGCAAAACCAATATTTTGACCAGAAACTTTATCCATTTCAGCAGCAGCTTTCTTGGTTAGTTTCTGATTAATCAAAATTACAGGCATTTGTTTTGCACATACAGGACAAATAAGATTTGCCATAACAGGATTAAATGTTTTATCAGACATGATTAAATCTCCATTGATTTTTGAACCAAGCTAATCAATTCTGGTTCAGTAAGTTTTTCAGGAAGAGTAATAGGATTACTCCAATCAGGGAAAAATAAATCCAATTGCCCTTCTAATCCAACTTGGTCATGTTGAATTACAGGATGGTCTTGCCATTTAGCTTCTTCTGTTACTGCTTGGTTTAACCAAAGGATAGTTTGAATATCATTCCGAACCATGTAATAACAAGCATCATGAATGGCAGCTATTGGATAAATATCTTCAGTAAGACCTGCTTTATCTATTCGTTTAAGAACAGCATTCATAGCTCGGTTATTTAATAATCCCCAACCTTGACCTAGAGCATTACCAGCAGTTCTACTTTCAGCAGCTTGCTGATTAGTTAATTTATTAATATCAGCTCCAAGTAACATAGGAGTTCTTACTCGTAATCCAAAAGCTCCAGTTACATAACCATTAATTGTTGCTTCTTTAATTCGTTCTTTAATCCATATATCACTTTCCTTGTAAAGTTCATGGTAACGTTCTTCAATTTGTTTAGCAGTAACTTCATCAAAACCACAATTTTTCATTAAGGTTAAGTAAGTACCACCATAAGTAAGGGCAAAACTTGGTGCTTTACTTTTTTGTCTCCAATCTTTATATTTTTTAGCAATACTATTAATACTTTCTACAGTATCAATAATATCTGGCATATGGTCTTTAAAATAAGCATAAGCTCTTAAACTATGACCATCATAACCATCAATATAAACTTTAAGTTTGTTAGTATCTTTTGTTTTAAGAGCATCAATCCTATCTTCAAGACTTGCAAAGTCTATACCACACATAATAAAATTAGTATTACTAACAAAACACTTTTTAACTGGTTTAGCAAATCTACTTCCTGTGGCAGGTAATTGTTGAAGATTGATGTTAGAGCTACTCATTCTTCCAGATACAGTACCACCAAGATTAAAATAACCTGTAAGCCTTACATTACCAAAATCATCAACACTGGCATTTTTAAACGCTGGAATAAAAGCAGAAAGGATTTTATTAACTTCAGAATATTGAACCAGTGCAATAAGAATATCCTTTTTTTCTTGGTCTTCTGTATGATTAACAAGAGTTGCAAGAATATCTTTACCTACTGCTACTCTACCAGTATTTGTTGTCTCAATAACTGGTAAACTCATTACTTCATAAACCAAACATTCAATAGCTTGGTTTGAGCTTGGGTTAAATGGTTCTAGTACTTCCAGAGCAGTAACTCGTTTTTTCTTGTATTCTGAGTTCTTTTTAGCCGCTAATCTTCCTGCAATTATCATTTCAGTATTTTTGACATAAGGACTGGAATGAATGGTCTGTAAGATTTGCTCTTTTTCTTGGTTCAGTTGGGTTTCCAATTCCAATACCTTTTCTAGGCTTACAGGAAGCCCATTAAGCTGCATTCTGATGCAGTCCTGTAGGTAGGGCAGGAAATGGTCTCTGTACACGCTTTCTTGCTCATCTGAGAGCATTTTAGGGTAGTAAGTTTCATACAAGAACCAAGTTGAAAGGCAATCTACAAGATTGTATTGAAGCAAGTCTTGTAAAGGTACTTTGGTTACGTCTGAAACATCTACAGCCCAATCTCCTGCAAATGGTTGGGCTAATTGTTTTAAGCCTAAGACATTCCCTGCACAGGTATTGGTAGCCAAGTAAGTAATTAACAAAGTATCTTCAAGATTACGACAAAGAGTTTTGATACCTAATACTTGCTGGTTCAGATTAGTAAAATTCTTCTCCATAAATAACTCATAAACCAATACCATAATATCGTAGTTTGCTTTATGTACTATTAATTTGCCTCTGTAATTAGTAAGAAATTCTTTAAGTAATTTACGAATTTCAAAACTGTCTGGATGAGCATCTACTGGAAAAGCTAATCCATTATTTTTATCCCAAGCAAAAGCAATAGTATAAATACCAGCTTCTGTTACTTTAAGGGATTTAGCTTCAATATCCATAGTTAAAGCAGGATATTGATGTAAATTCCAAAGAGCTTGTTTAATTTGAACCAAGTCAATAGGATATTGGGCAGAATGAATAATGTTGCTTCCTATTTCTTGATATGAACCAGTACAATCAGAAATAATGGTATTAAAAACTATTTTAATTTTATTTAAATAAGCTGGTTCATCATATTTAGCTTGATAGTGTGTAGGAGCATAAAGAATTTTTGCTGATAGTAATTCAGAAGAATAAATATTTCCTAAACAACTATCAGCTTTAGATTGTTTTGTGATTAATTTAAAGTAATCAGCATCAGTAATGATTAAATAATCATACTGGTTCAGAATAGATTGTTCCACTGAAATCCATTCACGTTTCATTGCTGCTGGTGTTGAACCAGATTTATTATAATAAAGCCCTTTTACTTCAAAATTAGAGTATTGTTTGAAGTTTAATTCTTTAGCAACAGAACCATAAAGTCTAGCTGCATCTCCAATCGGTAAATATCCTTTATGAAGTAAAAGGGTCTTTTTCATAATAAAATTCCTTTAAAAGTTATCTAAGAAATCAAGACCATAATAAATATCGGTAAAGTTCATTACTGAATTACGATAATTATGGTCATGGTCAATAATATTAGGGGACTGGTTATTTGGTTTTTTTAATTCTAACCAATTTTCCTGCTCTTCTGTTGGCAATTTTTTCAATAATTCCTCATCTTGCCAAATGTAATCAGGAAAGAGTTTAAGGAATAATTGAAGCTGATAATCAGTATCCAAATTCTTTAAAGCTATTTGAGTACAATACTGCATAGCAGCTCTTACTGCTGATTGATATGTTTGTTGCTGGTTCTGCTTGTATTGCCATAATTCAAATAACTTATTTTTTAGTTCTGGTTCAAGGTTCTGGTCATTAATAAAGTCTCGGATAAGGCTTCCATTACCATATCTGGGAGAATTACTATGAACCAGTACTGTTTGAGTATCTTGAAATAGAATAGGTTTAAATTCTCCATTAATATTTACTTCTTCCACTTGTTTATCAATGGAAGCAATCATTTTCTCTTCAGAGTTTTGATATAAATTCTGAAGAATGTTTAAACTGATTTGAATGAAATCACGAGCCATTATTTAATTCCTTTTGTTAAATCTTCCGATGTAATATGGATAATCTTTCCATAAGGAGCTGTCCAATCAGGATTGTTAATGCAAATCCAAATTACAGGATATTTAGGTTTCTTGGGTAAATACAATTCCATATCACTAAATACAATTAGGAATAATGGATTGTTTTTTGTTTCATTGTAATATTTGAATACTGGTTCAAGATTAGTACCTCCAGAAATTTTCATTGTAACTTGTGCTAAATCTTTATCTTGAGTAATATCAAACTGTTCTACAATTTGATGATTAAAAGTAGTTACTGACATTACTTCAGGATTGATTTGGTTTTTAATCTTTCGCATTTCAGCTAAGAATGCTTTTGTTTCTGGTTCAGTTACAGAACCTGAAACATCAAATGCAAGTGCAATACGTTCAATAGAGTTCTCCCCTTTAGTATCTGGTAGATACAAATCCAATGGAAGATAGCGTCTATTGAAGTTTATGTAAGACATTTCATTTTGAGAAATCTCATCCACATACTGAGCTAAAATAGTTCTCCAATCTAATTTACCCTCTTTAATATCTTTAAAGAATTGTTCAAATACTGAACCATCTGAACCAATAGATTTATTGCTTTGAGCTTGTTGGCTCATATCCGCAGACAATACTTGTTGAGTACGTCGGTTTTGTTGAGCAGTTGAACCAGATTGAAAAACTAAATCTGAACCAAATCCTGAACCAGAATTATTATTCTGGTTCTGATTTTTATTATCTTGTTGTTCCTGTTCAATATCTTTATAAACAGCCTCTACAGCCATATTATGATATTTTGGTTTGGTAAAGTTTTTCTCATAATTTGGTAATTCGTATTCCATATCCATGAGAAGATTATTTACTACTTGGTCGCAGGCTTTCTGGTAAATTTCAGGGTCTCGTTGTCCTAATCGTAAATCGTGTTGTAAAGAATAATGCAAAACTTCATGTACCAAAATACTTGCTTGTTCTGCTAATTGATGTTGGTTAAACCAGTCTTCATTAATCAGAATAGCATTCTTTTCTTCTGAAGTATGTAATTGAATTTTATCTACGTTAGCTGCTTCAATCTTTAAGTTATACAACATAGATGAAACAAAAGCAGATTGTTTTTTGTTTAAGATATGAAGTTTTACTTTCTGAATATTTTGACTGGTTTCTGGTTTCATTTTAGTTTAATCCATTTAGTATAAGGCTCAATTTCATAATCTACGCCTTGAATTTCCTCAATAATAGTATTAGGGCAGGTTGTTCCTAATTTACCTTCCCAAGTTTCACATAAACGACTAAATCCATTACTTTGTTTAGTATAAAGATAACCATTACGTTCATAAACTTGTTCTTGTTTATAAATACCATTTTTACGATAGATAACAAAACTGTCATCAATAATATGAAATAGCATTATTAAACTCCGTTATCATAGTTGTTTAACCATTCTTCCGCTTCTTCATAAGAACTTATTACTCGGATAACTTGACGTTCAATATTTTTCTTTGTGTCTGTGAATTTCTTTTTACCCTCAATCATCAGACCACATTCCCATAAATCCGAGTTATCTTGTTTTCGGATATATCGTGTAGGACTATTAATTTGCATAAATACCTTTCAAAATAAAGGGGAGATAATTCTCCCCTATTCAATCAATCATGAAAATCTCGGAATTGTTGCCAACCAATAAAATTACGACAACGAACTTCATTTGGTTCAGTCATTCCAGCAAATACTTCAGAAAATTCATCAGTAATAGGATTGTAATCACAATCTGATACAAAGAAATCTGGTTCAGTAATTGCAAGGGCTTGATGTTCCATAGGAGACCAATGACCTCCTGATTTCAGTTTTTGGAATGTTTCCATGTCTTTATCAGGATTAGGTGTTTTACCCTCATGATTCAAATAACTTACTCTTGCACACCGAGCTGCTGAAAGAGGAGCAAGTTCCAAGAACATATCTGTAGTTGCTTTTGAGGCTTGGTTCAATTCATCATAAGTAATATACGGTAAATGAACCTGAGATTTAGCAGGAATAGATTTGTCCATTGCTTCTTTCATTTTCTGAGCCAGTAGTTGAATTTCTGGTTGGCTATCTTCATGAAGTCTTAATTTAAAGAAGTTATCCCATTCAGTAGCTGTAATAACGCTATCAACATACATGAACGGTTCAAGTAGACGATTAGCAATCTGTTTATGCAAACCAATTTCTTGAAGCTGTTTAGAAGCAAATAGAGCATGGTTCATAGCATTTTCCCAAATGAATTGGGCAAGAGGTTTTTCTTTTTGAGCAATCTCTTCTTGAGCTACCATACCTGCTTGGTTTAAGCCCCAATGTACTGGAAGTACTGGTTCAGCTTTAATACGGTCAATCATCTTTTGTACAGGTACTGCACGAGATGAAGCTGTATTACGGCTAAACATCCGATGGGTATTTACTTGAGCTAAAATAAATCGTGGAAAATGGCATTGAAGCGTAGTAATACGTTTACCATTCCAGATAGTATCAGCAATAACTTTTACACTAATCATTATG